TTTCATTTTTAGCAGACAATTATCTCATTATTTGGAATTACTAACTCTAAATCGGTACGCCACCCGTCTAACAAATTACTCTCTTCAAATATGATAGGTTGCAAAGTCGGAGCATTTGCCAACTGTATTGCGTAATCGTTATTTTGATTTATTAAAATAGCTACTAATCGGTTTAAAATAGCGTGACAAGTGTTAAGGTTGTCGATTTCATTATCGTTGCTTAGAAACTTATCCGTTACAATTTGCTTTGATATATTACGCAAGTCGACTACTGCAATTTCAAAAGTAAACGTTACACTTCCGTTAGTTGGTGTTGAAGATAAAACTTGCAAATGCACTAAAGGGAATATATTCTTTTTTTCAATATCCATCATTGACCGTTTAAAATGGGTACGGGTTCAGCCCCGAAAGGAAAATTTAAAGGGGCAATTGATAAATGGGTTGTGCGTAAAGGAATAGCACCGAGAAACAAAGGTCAGTTTGCGAGTAGAGAGCAGTTAGTTAGAAATATAATGCGGTCGATATTCAACACGGGTATTCCAGCGAGTAGATTTTTAAGCGACCCATTCGAGAAAGGATTTAAAAGACTACCCGATGATATAATCGAAGCGTATGGCTTAGACGTTGAAACGTTTTTAAAACAGATAATAAACAATGGCAAAAAGAATTAAAATAGAATTTATAAGTAATCCAACACCGACTGTAGATGTTCTTTTCGGTGTTAATTATACACCCTATAGTTACACGTTAAATGCTACTATTGGCATTGATGTTGTAGTTGGTGCGACAAAAGAAGATACCGCTTCTAACCTTTACGACTTTTACACGGGTGAAACATTACCCGCTTGGTTAGATGCTTTTACGACTATCTCTTTAGCTTCTAATATTATCTACTTTGACTTTGAGCCTGACAACGATGCAAACCTAACATTTTTTAGAGTTGGTTCTACTTCGTCTGATGTAACAATTGAAGAGGTTGAAATTCCTGCGGGCGGTGACTACGAAATAGGCTTAGTGCGTTCTACTTTATCGGTTAGAATTATACCGAATTTAAACTATGACACTACAACTTTAGACCTTTATAATTGGGGCGGGGATATTACAAACGTTCCGAGTTCACCAAGTTTTGCATTGTCTAAATCGGTTGTACAATTAGGGCAACCCGTTATAAACTTTGATGTAAACGAATTAAGTAAAACGGGGATAAATCCAACTATTGCAAACTATACCTTAACGGGTTTACAACCTATACCTTTCGAGCAAAGTTGTTGGAGTTATTACGTGGCTAATTGCTTCGATGGTGACGATATGGTCTACACTAAAGAGGGTATTTATTTATGTCTTTATGGTTACGGATATTTTCAAGAGTTATACAATCCACAACCTACATCTAACGTTTTAATTGATGGTAACGGTCACACGCATTTAAGGGGTTACGATAACAGAGTGCATTTCTTAACGAAAGACTTAACGACTTTAACAGTTAACGGAGTTGGTGTAACGGTAACGGCTAATCAGGATTTGAATTACGAAAACATAATGTCGATTAATTTGAATGATTACGATGCGAGTGCGACAACTATAACATTAGTGTTTACCTATCCAACTGAAACAAGAACGATAGTTTACACGGTAAAAGAAGAGTGTAAATATGAAGTGGTTAATTGTGTATTCATTAACAAATACGGTTTACCTCAATCTTTGTTTTTTACCAAAGCACAAAAGAGAAGTGATGAGATAGAGGGTTCGGAATATAGAGGTTTGATTTCTGACTTCGGGGTTTACAATACAACCTCACACACTTACAAAGCTTTTAACGTAAACGGGCGTACAAAGGTAACTTGTAACACGGACTATTTAAACGAAAGCGAAAATGAAACTTTTAGACAGATGATGTTAAGTGAGAGTATTTGGTTAATTGAGGGCGGTGTAATTAACCCCGTAAGTTTAGATAAAAAGTCAATTGAATACAAAACGTCTTTAGTCGATAAGTTAATACAGTATTCAGTAGATTTCAAATATTCATTTGATATTATCAATCAATGTTAAAAGTTAATATTTACGTAGAGGGTCAGGAACTTGAGCTATTCAAAGATGAAAACATCGAAATTAATTCGAGTGTTCAGAATATTGCTGATATATCAAAAACCTTTAGCGATTTTAGCCAAAGTTTTACCGTTCCCGCTTCAAATAAGAACAACGCTATATTTCAACACTATTATAATACCGATGTAGACGGCACTTTTAACCCTAACATTAGAGTTTTAGGCTATATCGAGTTAGGAAGTATGCCTTATAAATACGGTTTAATTCAATTAGAAGATGTAAAGATTAAAAATCAAAAGGCTTACGCTTATACAATTAGGTTTTTCTCTTCTACCTTAAGCCTTTCGGACTTATTTAAAGAAGATGAATTAGGTGTTATGGACTTTTCTGACTATGACCACGACTTTGATGCTTCTATTTTCGATGCTACATATACTGAAAGTATAGCTTCTGGTGATGTTTATTACCCTTTAATGACCTCTTTGCGAAATTATAACGTGGGAACTGCTGATGCAAACGACATTACAGACGTTTTAGGCGAAATAAAATACTTTGAATTAAAGCCTGCATTGAGGTTAAATAGGATTTTCGATGCTATTCAGTCATATTACGGTGTTACTTTTAGAAACGACTTTTTAGATAGAGCCGTTTTTGATAATTTGTTTATGTGGTTGCACCGTGAAGCAGGTAAAATAGAAGCGTACGGGGAAGAAGTTTTAGCTAACATTACAAGCGCAGGAACATTAGGTTCAATTAGTGTAACCGTAAACACAACCGACGACACGATAGCATACACCAATACGTCAAGCAATAAATATAAGGTATTCTTTAAAGTGTTCCCTGACACGGGTTTTGAAGATGTGCCTTATAAAGTTAGGATATTTAATAACGGAATTGAAAGGGTAGTTTTTGAGGGTTCAGGTGACCAAACAGTAATATACGAGGGAGTTGAAGCGGGAAGTTATCTAAACAAGTTTAGCATTCAGGCGGTAGGGGATTTTGAGTTTCATACTCAGATTTTGGTTAGACGTAAAATTGGTGGGTTTTCAGTAACAGAGGGGACGACAACACCAACGCAAACATTATCGGGGTTTGCTACTATATCAAATTTAATGCCGAAAATGAAAGTAAAGGATTTTGTTACTTCCATTATTAAAATGTTTAATTTGGTTTTAGTGCCGATTAATTCCACAACCTTTACTTTGATACCGTTAGACGATTGGTATGCTCAAGGTAAATTAATCGATATAAGCGACTTTGTAGACACAGAGGATGTAGTTATTAAAAGACCGAAGTTGTTTAAGCAAATAGATTTTAAACATCAAAACACGGGGCAAATATTAGGCGAGCAGTTTAGAGAAAACAACGGGGGTATCGGTTATGGTGATTTGCGTGCTACTTACGATATTGACGGCACAGAGTTAAAAGTTGAAACACAGTTTGAAAACTTAGTGTTTGAAAGATTAACAGATGTTGCAACGGGTGACTTAACCAATATACAAGTGGGTAAGTCAATCGACAAAACGTTAGAGCCTTACATTGGTAAACCGTATATCTTTTATCGTAACGGTTATCAATTTTATGATACACCGATAAAAGCAGACGGTCACGCAGACTTAACATATACTTGGCAAACGGCAACTGAAAACGATTTATTTGCACCACAAGTAAGCAACACGGTAAACTATTCAACTGATGTAAGTACGTTTCTTTATTCTGAAATTACACGTAATCTATTTAGTAATTATTGGAGTGACTACATAAGCGACTTATATTCTTTAAAACGTAGGATAACAACTTACACCGCTTATTTGCCTATCGGGGTTTTAATAAAGTTAAGGTTAAACGATAGGATAAAAATAGGTAGTTATGCCTATATCATTAACTCAATGAAAATAAATTTAGTTAGTGGTAAAGTTGACTTTGAGTTATTAAATTATATCGGTACGCCTTTCACGTCTGTAAATGATAACATAATGTTAACGGCTGATACCGTTGATTACTTTGCAGACAATACATACATAACAGCCGACACGATTTCGTTATACATCCCTGCTTATTCAGGCGTGGCAAATGGAGTTGAGTTTACAAACTTAGTAGTTACACCAAGCGCGCAAAATTACGACTGTAAAATCACGGCTAACCAAAACTATTTAGCTACGAAAGTAAACACGGGCGACGGTACAAGTTGGATAACGCTTGAAAACTTTTCGGGTGTATCAACTAACTATATGAAAATAAAGGTAGATAAATACACGGCAGGAATTACAGACGACACTTTGAGCCGTTCGATGGAAATAGATGTCGTAATCGGTGGCGATACATTTACAATAACAGTAACACAAGGACAACAATGATAACACAAGTAATTGAACTTTTACAGTCAATGGATTTTAAACCTACGACTGATAACATAAGATTTGCAAAGGGCGGTTATAGATACCCACGCACAATAAAAGAAACATTTGAAAAAATTAAGTTATGGCTATAAAGAAAGTAATTGAGATTGATGTTGACCAAGTCCAAGCAATGGGCGGACTTGATGCTTTACAACAGTCTTTAGTAGAAACAGAAACAAAATCCGCTTCTTTAAAAGCCGAGTTAAGAAAGTTAAAAGAACAACTTGCTCAACTTCCCGAGGGGTCGGAAGAGTACAATAAAATCGCTAAACAAGCGGGAGAGGTTTCAGATAAAATAGGGGACATCAACACCCGTATTAAAAACTTAGGTAGCGATACAAAAAACATCGATGCAGTTGTACAAGGTACGCAAGCGTTATCGGGGGCGTTTTCGGTAGCGACTTCCGCAAGTGCTTTATTAGGTGAAGAGAATAAAGACTTGCAAGAAACAATGTTAAAGGTTGAAAGCGCAATCGGTTTAACTGTAGGTGTCCAATCTATCGCAAACGCATTACAAAAAGAAAGCGCATTGGCTATTGGTTTGTCAAACGTAGCTACAACTATACAAATCGGTTTGCAAAGGGCTTATGCTTTAGTGGTAGGAACTACAACGGGCGCATTAAAAGCTTTGAGGGTTGCGTTAGTTAGTACGGGTGTCGGGGCTTTGGTAGTTGCATTAGGTTATTTGGTTTCAAAAATGACTGAAAGTAGCGATGCAACGGCAGAATTAAGCGAAAAGCAAAAAGAGTTAAATGCAGATTTAGAGCGCACAAAAGAGCTAACCGATGCAGTAAATAAATCAATAGATTTTAGTACAAAAATTGCTTTGGCTTCTGCCCGTGAAAGAGGTGCGAGTCAAGATGAATTAAGAAAAATAGAAATCGACGGAGTAAACCGAAGATTAAAAGCAAACACCGACGAAATAAATTCTATTAAGTCAACACAAGACGAAGAGTTTAAACTTACAAAAGAGCAAAACAAACGCATTCAAGATTTAAGAGCGCAAAATTTAGATTTAGTAAGTCAAGGTAGAATTCAAGTAGCAGAGTGGAGAGCGGAAGATGCTGAAAAAGAAAGAGAGGATGCTGATGCAAAAAGTAAAAAATTAAGTGACGATGCAAAGGCAGAAGCTAAAAGATTAGAAGATGAACGTAAAGCACGTGAAAAAGCTGAATTAGAAGAGCGTATTAGGTTTGAAAATGCAAAAGGACGTTTAGCGGAAGAGGCTTTTGATAAGATAGTACAAACCGAAGCTGATGCAAAGGAAAAAAATAGAATAGCGGGTCTTACAGAAATAGAGCAAACACAACAAAAATATGATGCCTTAATTGAACAAGCAAGACAAGCAAATGTTTCAACTGTAGAGTTGGAAATTGAGAAAGCCAACGCTATAAATGAAATAAATTTAGGTATACAAGCGGAAGAGCAAAAAGTAAGGTTAGCGCAAAAAGAAGCTGACGAAAAAGCCTTAGCCGATAAAAAGATTTTAAAAGAACAAGAGCTTGCTTTATCTGCTGAAACATTTGGTAAAGTTGCAACGCTATTAGGTAAGAACAGTAAGATAGGAAAAGCATTTGCAGTCGGTCAGGCGTTAATGAATACCTATCAGGGTATAACAGCAGAGTTGGCAACTAAAGCCGTTACGCCTTATGAGATAGGTTTAAAGGTTGCAAACATAGCTTTCGTAGCTTCAACGGGTTTCAAAGCGGTTAAACAAATTTTAGCTACTAACCCGATGTCAAGCGGTGGCGGTGCTTCAACTTCGGGGGGTGCTTCGGGTGGCGGTGCAAGTGCAACACCTCAATTCAATTTGGTAGGTCAGTCAAGTACTAACCAATTGACAGCAACAATAGCAGGTCAACAAAACAGACCCGTTCAAACATTTGTTGTAGGTAGTCAAGTTAGCACACAACAAGCGTTAGACCGTAACGCAGTAGCGAATTCGGTATTCGGTTAAAAAATACGACAAAATATAATTAATACGTTATTAGTTTATGAGAGTTTACGAGTTATTTATAAATGACGAAATGAAAGATGGCTTAGATGCCATTTCTGTAGTTGGTAGCCCTGCAATGGAAAGCCAATTTATTGCACTCAAAAAAGAAGAGAAAAAACAAACTTTCGCAAAGGTAGACGATAAAAAGAAAATCTTAATGGGGGTTATAATGAAACCTAATAAAAAGATTTATCGTTACGACGAAGCGAGTAAAGAGGAATACGAGGTTTTTTTTAGTGACCAAACCGTTAGACGTGCAAGCGAGTTATATTTCAAAAACAACAAGCAAAGAAACTTTAATGTTGAGCATAATTCTGAAGATGTTTTAGAAGCTTATTTAGTTGAGAGTTGGATTGTGGAAGACCCTAAAAAAGATAAGTCAGCAATTTATGGTTTAGATGCTGAAGTTGGCGATTGGGTTGGAACTATGAAATTTGAAAGCGATGCGGAATATAACAAGGCTTTAGAAAGCGGGACGGGTTTCAGTTTAGAGGGTGTTTTTAGCGAGAAAGTAATTTTAAACAAAGTTAATAATATGGATTTAAAACAATTAGAAGATAGCATAGTTGACAGATTGAAAGGTTTGTTTTCTAAGTCTGTCAAATTAGCGCAAGCCAATCTTAAAGAGGGTGCGGGTGTTATTGAATTCGAGGGGGATATGCCGACAGTAGGCACTCCTTTGTCGTTGGTAACTCCTGAGGGGACGGTTCCTGCTCCTGCGGGTGAATACACTTTGGAAAACGAAGCGATTATAATCGTTGGAGAAGATGGTAACATCGCAGAGTACAAAGAGAAAACAGAAGAGGTAGAGGTTGAAGTTGAGCAAGCTAAAGAAGTAGCACCTGCACCAACTACATCATTAGACCAAACGGGACAATTGAAAGATATGATTTCAAGTATCTTAGTTAAATTCGGAGAAGATTTAAAAGCGGAATTTGCAAACCAAATCGAAGCTAAATTTAACGAAAGTAAAAAAGAAGTTGAAGAGTTGAAAGTTGAATTAAGCGAGCAACCCGCAGTTACTAAAACAAAAGTTGCACCGATTGAAAAAGAAGTAAAAATGGCTACAACGACAAGAGGTCGTTTAGTTGAAAGTTTAAATAATTTAAAAAACAAATAAGAAATGGCTACAACAGTAAGTGTAAACAGTAACTATAACGGTACAGTTGCAGGCGAAATAGTAGGTAAGGCGTTCAAAGAAGCCGATACTATCGCAAAAGGTTTGGTAACGGTATTACCAAATATTCCCGTAAAAACATCAATTCGTAAAATTGACTACGGAAACGGACGTCAGGATTTCTCTTGTGGGTTCACTCCTGCGGGTTCAGTAACTTTGGCAGAGGTAGTACTTGAGCCTAAGAAAATCAAAAACGAAGCAGAAATTTGTAAAGAAGATTTTCGTAATGTATGGGACACCGCTACAATGGGATTCTCAGCACACAACGACAATATGCCCGTAGATGAAGAGCAAGCGTTATTGGTTGAAATTTTAGCCGATACAGCACAAGCTACAGACGCTAATATTTGGACGGGTGATGCAACGGTTGACGGTGAGTTCGACGGGTTTATTCCTTTATTCTTAGCTGATGCGACTGTAATCGATGTGGCTACTCCTGTAGCGCCTACGAAAGCAAACGTAATCGCAGAAATTGAAAGCGTATTGGATGCAGTGCCTATCGCATTGAGAAGAAAAACAGATTTGATTTTTGCGGTTTCTCCTGATGTTGCTTTAGCTTACACGCAAGCTTTAGTTGGTGCGGGAATTACTAACGGTTTGGGCGGTGCAGATATGCCTTTAATGTACGGTACTTATAAATTAGAAGTTGTAAATGGTTTACCTCCTGCAACAATGGTGGTTTACCAAAAGAAAAACCTTTATTTCGGTACGGGTCTTTTAAGCGACCACAATGAAGTGCGTATCAAAGATATGGACGAAACAGATTTGAGCGGTACAGTACGTTACAAAATGGTTTACACAGCAGGTGTACAATACGTTAGAGGTAGCGAAATTGTACTTTACACTACTTACACAGTTTAATAATAATATAACCGCCTCTTAATTGGGGCGGTTTTTAAAACAACATATATATGGCTTGTGATTTTATAATTAGCGGTCGTTTATTAGAATGTAAAAGTTTTACGGGTGGACTTAAAAACGCTTATTTAGCCCCTTGGGCTGATTACGATTTTGTAGTGACATCTTCTGAACTTACTTCTATTGGAACACTTGCAGAAGTATTCAAATTTGAATTAAAAAATACGGGTAACGTGCCTACTGAAACTGAAACGGCTTCAAGAGATAACGGTTCTATATTTTACGATGCAACTATTGAATTAGTATTAACGGGATTGAGTGCGCCATTGGTTAACCAAGCGAAACTTTTGAGCCGTGACAGAATGGTTATGTTCTTAGAAGATAACAACGGACTTGTTCACTGTTTTGGAATTGAAAACGGTGTAGATAAAACTACAGGAACGAGAGAGATTGCAGGTGATTTAGGTGGATTCTACGGTTTAAAAATGACATTCCAAAGTCTTGAGCCTGATACCGCACCAATCTTATCAAGTTCGGCAAAAACATCTTTATTAGCTATCGTATCCCCTGATTACGTGAATGCATAATAATTAAAAGAAAGGAGCATTAAACCCATCTATTAAGGTGGGTTTTTTGTTTTAATACAAAATCGTTTTTTATCGTTATTAAGGTATGACAATATTACGCCCAAACTTAGAAACGCAAAGCATAACTATAATTCCACGTTACGATGCTGAAACGGTTACGCTTACTTTGTTGAATGAAGAAACGCAAGTGTTAAATACTTTTACCGTTTCAACTACTTACGCTAACGGCTATATGGGTTTAGAATTTGACTTTGATTGTTTAGAAGCGCAAAGTTTTAATTTAGAAGTTAAAGACGGTACAACTGTTTTGTTTCGTGGTAAGGCATTTGCAACCGATGAAACGGATTTAGAGAATTACAAATTAAGTAAAAATTTACTACAATGAGCGATATTAGAATAGTTAATTTATCATCACATCAAAGTCCAATATTTACTCCTACAAAAAACAAAGAGTGGATGTTGAATGGTAAGGATAACGCAGGTTATACTTATATAATTGATAGATACAAATATAGCCCTACTAACTCGGCAATCATTGATAGTTATGC